TTTGAACATCGCGCAGGATGCAGGCGGCAATGCCGGTAGTGTCTTCAATGGTTACATCGACGAACTCGTTATGTTTCCTTCGGCGATCTACAAGGCGAATTTCACGCCGCCGACTTCGCCGTTCACGCCGACCGTCTTGGCGTCGAGCATCAACTTCATTGGCGATGTCGCCGAGTTGACGCAGACGGCCGTCCTCACATGGCAGATCCAGAAACTTTCGAACGACGGCAGCTTGCCGACGATCACGTACTCGAAGGATGGCGGAACGACCTTCACGAACATCGTGCTGCCGAATGCGCTTCAGGCGCTTCAGAGCGGTGCGATTGATATCCCGCTGGCGGGCGCCACTGGCTTGTTGGTCGGCGTCTATTACACTGGCGGCACGCCGAGTGGGACAGCGACGAACAACACGATTGCTTTCGCCATCACGCGCAACTCGCTCGAAGCTCCGGCCTGGGACTTCCCGCGCACGTTCAATCCGGTCAGCTACAACGCGCAGCGGTTGGATGTCGGCACGTACGCCTCGCAGACGCTCGCGCAGTTGCGCGTGCGCCTGCTGATCGATCTTGGATTTTCAAACCAGGCTGCGAATCCGCCCCCCGGCATGGCGTCCTTCATCAACAACAAACTGCTCGGCGCGCAGAATTATCTATACCGGCGCTACACGGCGCTGCACACGCTCCGCTACTTCCGCTGGCAAGTTATCCCTGGCCAGCGCTTCTACTCGTTGAAAGACAACGACGAAGATGTGCTCGCGAACTATCACCTTGACCCGGCCAAGACGATTGAGTGGGTCGGCATGCAGGATTCGCGCAATGTGTGGTATCCACTGATCGAAGGCATTCCGCCGCAGCTCTACACGATGATTGACAAACCGTGGCGGCCAGCGCGCTACGCGATTCGGCAGGCGATTGAGCTGTACCCGACGCCTGATCAAACATACTGGCTTTGGATGCGCGCGCACTTCGGTCTGCTCGCTTTCGCGGGCGACAGCGATCAGACGACCATCGATAGCGAATTGGTCTACCTGATGGCGCTCGCCAATTGCAAGGCACACTACGGCCAACCGGACGCTCAGAACGTGGCGTCGCAGGCAAATGCGTATCGTGGCGAGCTGATCGCCGGAACACATAAGACCGCGCACTACATCCCGGCAACAGTCGCAGTTCCCCCGGCGGTGCGGCCGACTCTGATTCAGTTCCAGTAATGCGCTCCGTCGCCCTTTCGAAACTGAATCAAGGGATCAACCGCCTTCAAGTGAAGGGTGGCGCGAGCCCGCGCCAATTGTATGATTTGGTGAACGGCTACATCGACCAATCCGGCTCGATCTCGCCACGCGAGGGCACGATCCGGAACCAGGTACTCACGAGCGCGACGGTCGGACTGTGCGCGAACAACGGCATCTTCAATGTCTTTTCGACGACGCTGCAATCCGTGCCGAGTGGCTATCTGGATAACTTGTTGATCCATCCTACGAATCCGGCGTTGGGTCTGCTCAAGATTTGGTTCGCCAAGCCCTTCATGGGGTTTTTGTACGTCGTCGCGGAATTCACGGATCACAGTATCTTTCATTATTGGCTCCAGAGCGGCGGCACGTGGCAGGCCAACACGGTCTACAAGAATGGCAACATCGTCACGCCGACGACGCCGAACGGCTTGGCATTCCAGGCGCAGCGCAATCTTGCGCCGAATGCACTGTGGTCGCCGCAGACGAGCATCGTGCTCAACCAGTTGATTGAGCCGACCGAGTACAACGGCTATTATTTCAAAGCGATTGCGGTCTCGGGCGCGAGCCCGCACACCGGCAGCTCCGAGCCGGTGTGGCCGGTCGTCGAGAACAACACGGTCCAGGAATTCGGCGACTTCGACACGAGCACGAACAACACAGGCACGAGCCAGGCGGGCAGCACTGCCCAGCCGCTCGGCAGCACGATTACCGACCGCTACGGTAATTCTTCGACGATCTCGAATTCCGGGGGCACGTCCGGCGGCTCGGCCGTTGTGCCGGTCGCCAACACGGCCGTCACGACCTGGGCCAGCGGTACGCTTTATGCGCCGGGCGCGGTCGTACGGCCGAGCACAGGCCAAGGCGCATTCATCAATGCGATCCCGAACGGCGACTTGGAAAATGGCAACGATGGGAACTGGATACTAGGCAGTGGCGCGGTCGTCTTCGATAGTGTCAACCAATATCAAGGAACATTCTGCTTATCGTTGACGGCGACGAACAACGAGCAGACGGCGACGATGAACACCTTCGGTCTAGTGACGCCGGGCCAGAGTGTGACGGCCAGTTGTTACACGAATCCGAACAACCCTGGCTCGGATCTTTCGTGCTACATCCGCCTGCGATGGTACAACTCGTCAGATACGTTCTTGAGTGCGACGACCGGCGTCTTCCAGCAAGGCCACGGCTATCGCTTGACGAGTGTGACCGGCATCGCGCCTGCGGGCGCCGCGCACTGTCGCGTGCAGGTTGCTGCGCAGAACGGCACGAGTGGCAAGACAGGCTACTTCGATTTGATCTCCTGGAGCTTGGAGACTCCGGCCGCTGTTTCGAACTTCTTGTTCGAAGCCGTGCAGGCTGTCGCTGGTAGCTCCGCTGGGACCGAACCAGTATGGCCGACGATTGCGGGCAACACCGTGATCGATAACACCGTGACGTGGAAGGCCATCGGGACCTCGATCATCACGTGGCAGGCGATCCCGATCATGAAGTCCGGTAGCCCCGAGCCGACTTGGCCGACGACGGTTGGCCTATCGGTCCACGATGGTACGATGAGCTGGGTCGCTGTCAGCCGCCAGGTGCCGACGCCGAATCCTAGCAAAGCTGTAGCGCTTGCTGCCTCGCACGTTTTCAACGGGGACAACGATATTGTGGACTTCTCCGCAGCGGTTGATCCGTTGGACTGGACGAGCACCAACAACGCGGGCTATCTGCCGACCGGCTTGAACAATTATGGCGATAACCCGGTCACGATGCTCACGCTCTACCGTTCAAACCTGATGGCGTTCAACTCGGGCGGCTACCAGATGTGGCAGGTTGATCCTGACCCGGCGAACATGGCGCTGCTCGACGCGCAGCCGGTTGGCTCGATCTATCCGCGTGCTGCGCAGTCGGTCGCGAATGATCTGCTGTTCCTCACCGAAGTCGGTGTGCGCAATCTCGGCACTGTCGGCGCGACGGCAAATATGCAGCTTGGCAATACAGGGCAGCCGGTTGATCCTCTCGTCAAAGCGGCGCTCGTTGCGGGTACGTATGATCCGATTTCACTCTATTATCCCGGTCGCGGACAGTATTGGCTTATTTTCGGGCCACAAGCGTTCGTGCTCACGATCAACGGCCCGGGGTTGCGGACGTGGAGCCGCTTCGTCTTCCCGGATTCGATCACTGACTGGACGTTAAACGCTGGAGTGCTGTATTTGCGCACGGCCGGAAATTTGATTTGGAAGTGGGATGCAGCAACACTCGTTGATGATTCTGGTGGAGCCAATGTCGTCTTCAACGGCGTAATCCAATGGCCGTATCTGGATCTTAATTCTTTCGGCATCAACAAAATGATGATCGGGATCGACATCGTTGGTCAAGGTATCGTTAATCTCCAGATGGCTTTTCAGGAGAACGATCCTACGACCTTCAGCGATAACAGCGGGTTTGCGACTTCAATCAACGTAACGGCGCCATATACGGTGGCAGTCGGTGATACGCTGCCGGGCGAGCCCCTGCCGTTCCCGATCAACGCGCCGAGCTATAGCCCGATCCTGACTTTCGCTTCGAATCAATCGTGGAATCTTCAGGCGTTGAATCTGTACTTCATCGACACAACCGGCGGCGGAGCACTCGGATGATTCAGATTTACACCGATCCGCTTCTTCTGGATTTCATCAAGGTGGCATGTCAATTGCCGCAAGATGAGATCGAACAGCTCGAAGCCTTTACCGGCGAGCCGTTCGAAATCGATGGCTGCGCAGTCGGCAACTTCTGCGCGCCTGGCCCGAAGTGGGTCATCAAGGACGGCGCTGACCCTATCATCGTCGGCGGATTTGTCCCGCAGCGTCCCGGTGTATGGCGCGACTTCCTTCTGACCACTCCGCAAGCCTGGGAAAAGCACGGCTTCGGGGTTACGCGCATCTGCCGCCGGATGATGGACGCCATGTTCGAAAGCGGCCAGGCGCACCGGCTAGAGTGCGTTACCTTGGCCAGTCGCACAAAGGCTATGAAATGGTTTAGAGTGCTAGGCTATGAAGCTGAAGGCAATTTGATCGGCTATGGCGCAAACGGCCAGATGGCAGTCTCTTTTTCGCGGGTGAAAGTCTAATGGGTATGCAAGGTTCAAAAGCTGCGGATGCTGCCGCCCAGGCGGACACGCAGCGACAAAATCAGATTGCGCAATCAGTTGCTCAGGTCAACAAAGCCTATGGCTCGCCTGAACGGCAGCAGCAGTACGATACGTATGGCGCGAACCTGAAAAATTATTTCACCGGCCAGGTCAAAGATCAGGAGGCGGTGAACGCGCGCAATTTGAAATTCGCCATGGCGCGCAGCGGCTTGACCGGCGGCAGCGCATCGGTCGATTCGAATAACCAGCTCCAGAAGGATTTTGCCAAGGGACTGCTCTCAGCGTCGCAGCAGGCACAGGGCGGTGTCTCCGCGCTTCAGCAATCGGACATCAACGCGAAAAATCAGATGATCGGTTTGGTGCAGCAAGGAAATTACACTGGCGCGATTCCGCAGCAGGTTCAGCAGGCGCAGAACGCCGCGCTTGGCACGGCGAACAACTTTGGTAACGCCTCGGCGCTCGGCAACTTGTTTAGCGGCACTGGCGAGATCTACAAGAACGAGCAGACGGCTGCGGCCAATCGTATGGCGCGGATCACACCAATTGGAAGTCTGTACGGCGGCAGTAGCACGCCTGGGAGTCTATGATGGGTAGCTTTTTAGGTGGCGGCGGCGGAAGCTCCGGCCGCGCAGTTCCGGGACCGTACGCGGGGATCACACCGACGTTGGCTGATGCCAATCGCGGATATGCTCCGGCTGCTGGCGCTCCGAATGTTGCCGCGACTACCGGCGTCAGTCCGTTTGCGGCTGCCCTGCTTCGGCAAGGGCCGCGTCAGATGTACCCGAATCAGCGGCAGACGAAAACGAACGCATTTTAGGAACGGACATGGGCAGCAAATTTTTTCATTCATCCAAAGCAACTCCCGGCGCCGGGCTGAACCAGGAGGCGCGCTCGATCAGCTCGATTGCCTTCGGCGGTCGGTCGGCGGGCTCGCGCGCGCAGAAAGATCTCGGCGCTGCGATGGCGATCAACAAGGCTGGCAATCTGAAGCCGTTGGATCGTAGTGCGGCATATCCGAAAGGGCCGAAGGTGTAATCATGGGTACGGAATCATTCTGGATTCCCGCTGCAATCGCCGCTGTCGGCGGCGGCGCGGAATACGTCAATCAGCGCAACGCCAACAACCGCCAGCAAGATGCGACGGTCAAGGGTATTCAGGATCAGGCTCGGATTCAGTCCGAAGCGGCCGGAAAGGCGAGCGCGTTGACGCGGCAGATCGCGGCCAGCAATCCAAACAAGATCGCGGGCACCGCGACCGGCGCCTACGTCGATCAGCTCCGGCGCAACGCAAGCGCGCCCGGCTCATCGGCGATTGCGCCGTCTGTGATCGGCAGCTCGCGCTACAAGAGCGGCGTCGATCAGTCCGCGCAGAATGTCGCGAACTTCGGCAACACGAACGCCTCCGAGATGGGAAACATCGACGCGGCAGTTCGGCAGCGCCAGAACGAAGGGCTCGCGATGCAGGATCTCGGGACCGATTTGAACGGTCTGGGCGCCAAGAGCTATACTACGAACTTCGTGGATCAGCTACGACAGCAGCAAGCTGGCACCGCAAACCCTTGGGTCTCGTTGTTCGCCGGAATGTTGAAGAATTACGGCTTGAGTGCAGCGGGCGGTGCAGCGTCGAAAGGCAGCTCGCTCTTTGGCGGCGCAGGCAAGGCTGCATCCTCGGCGGGCGGCGGCGCGCTTGACGCCGGAAGTGGTCTACTGAAAACGGCTGGGAGTTTAGCGTAATGCCTGACATGACTTCACTGTTCGACTCGCTCGCGGGCGCGACTGGTCATCCGGTAAATCGCGCTGGGCTCGATGCGTATGTTGCGAACAGCCAAGCAACGAATGGTTTGCGCTCGGCGCAGACTGAAGATGCACTCTCAAAAGCGGAGATGGCTCAGCGCGAGATGAAAGCGGCCGACGATCTCGACGGTACGCTCGGCAGTTTGTTTGGCCCCGGCAACGAGGACAAAGCCAAGGCCGCCTCGAATCTGTTGAAGGGTCACTTCGGCAGCGCCTCCGTGGTGATGGACGCTTTGAAGACTCAGCAGGAGATTACCAACCGTGGAATTCTTAGCGACCCGACTCAACTCAATCAACCCTCGCAGACGGCGGCGCAGCAAGGCGTTAAGGGTGAAGTGGCGAAGCCTGAGAACATTCAGGACAACTATGCAATTCTGCCGGGCCAAGCTCCGCCGACTGTGCTACAGAGTCCTGAAGGCGTAGCGAAGACGCACGAGCAGCAAGCGCTCGCCGGATTGCACAACGCGCAGGCCGAGCAAGGCGGATTCAATCCGCATCAGTCTGGTGTTGCTAATCTCGGGCCGGATGAGCAGGCTGCGATTGCGCAGGCCGTGCAGGAAGGCCGCCTCGATCCCGCGAAGATCAACAGCCGCAACGCGGCGTTGATGGCTGGCATCGCGATTCGGAATCCGACGCTGAATTTCAATCGCATGATGGCGGACGCCGCGCTCCAGCGGAATCCGACTTTCCAGCAGCGAGCGATGACGATGGAATCGTTGCCGACTGTCCTGGCGCACATGACGACACTTGGGAAAGCGCTCGGGTACAATGACAATCGCACTGTCGGCAAGATGCAAGCTTTCATGAATGGCGAATTCAATGATCCGGCGTACACCGAGTACATGACGGTGCGCAACGATGCGCTGATGAACCTCGCGAACGTGATGCGCGGCGTCGGCATGTCGGATCAGGCCCACAGAGCTGAAATCGAAGCGGCGGCGCCGACGATGAATCCGCTCGCAATGGATGCCTGGTTGAAAGGCCAGAT